GTAGCCGTCAGGTCCGTAGATACGGAGGGGACGGGGAATCGCCTTTCGCACGCTGGCAGCACGCTCCAAGTCACCGGAACGCGCGTACCAGTTGTGCAGCACGAAAAGCGACCGCACCGATACCAGTTCTTTTTGGTAAAACGGGCGCACGTTGATACCATGGTAGTAATCGCACCCACACGACTCTCGAAACGGTCCAGAAGCGTAAGACTTTTTCCGGTTGATACTAAAACCGGCATGCTCCAGGACACGTGCTACCTCGTAGACATCTAGAGAGGGACAAATGATGTCGTCCCCGTATGCGTTAACCACCCCGTGAGGGACGGTGGCGCGTACTAACGCCCAAAATATCAGGGTCTCTAGTGGAAATGTAAAACCGTTTCCCATCGACGAGAACTTCTCGAGTGCGATAGTCTTTCCGCGATACGTAACCTCCGATGTTCTGAAGGCTGCGAGCAACACGTACCAATCTTCCGGTAACAGAAAGCGCACAAGTTCACGCGCGATCGTGTCGCTGGCGGATGACAAGTCGATTGTAGCCAGATCGCCGTATAGGGAGCCAAGTAATGCAAGCTCCTGATTTAGCGTCTGGTCTCTTATATCGACTCCTACCGAACGCAACTTCCTAGCGATCAAATCGCCGATACCCGATTGCGCGAAACCGTTAAGACATGGTTCCACGACAATCGAGCGAAAGGTCGTTGCGTTCTTTGGGACAAATGCTAGATTCCCTGCCGTTATGCGGACTGGAATCGTTTCCACTAACCAACCTTCCTCATCAATTCCCCACGAGCTCTCTTGAAGAGCCGTGGACCAGTGAGGTACCTCCCTTAGAAGTTCAGGGAGGAGGCCAGAAGCGAGCGCATCTGTACTACACTCGAACCCTGCCGCCATCTTGGCGGTCGGATTCGACTCGTTTCTTTTTATTGAAACCGTTGCACCCGGTCCAAACCTACACTTTAGGTCACTGATCGCCGGGGCAGGCCCCAAGATCGATGCGATTTTCCGTCTAGCTCGCAGGAATGCGTGGCTAACGTCGCGCGGGAATGAGAATATCCCGCGGCGCATCTTTCGAAAGCAATCGTTTGTGACACTGCATTGCAGCTCGGACCCTACGAACTTCTCAAAGGCGGCTGCCTCCTTGTCAATGCCAACGTCCAGGTCTTCCAGCTTAGTGAAAAAGGCTAGAGCCTGACGGGCATTCATGACATGGTGAGCGGACGCGCCTATAGTATAGAGAAGCTCGTACGCACAAAGGCCGGCCCAGTCACGTGATTCTATCATGTATACTAGGTCGTCCGCGTACGGCCCGCTCTCACGAGCGTGGCTAAGGGACATTGAGGTTAAAAACTCAAGTGTGGCGTCCAGCGACTGAGTCGCACTCCAGTTACATGGTAACATTTTATTTCCTTAGGAAAGAAAGGGGAAACTACAAGAGATACAGTCGTACTAGTTCATGTACCACAAGCAGCAGGCCGACAACAACGATTAAAAGGCGAACCGAGCTCAAGATGGAAAAACGAGCTGGTCGACCAGTTCCGGCATTGCGCCGGTAGTCGTGGGAGCCACCGTGGTGGCTACCCCGTTATCGATGTTGACGTGAAGTTGACGGGCCAGTCTACGTTCCGCGATTGTACTACGTTCGTGGAAGAAGCCGATCGTAATCATTTTGTTCACGTAGGCAACTTTCGGAGCGGCTGTATAGCCAGCGGCATTTTGACCGCTAATGGACTCCATCACCGGAACCTCGGTGGTTTTCTGC